AGAGGAAGAGAAGACCGTATTCTTTACTTTCGGTCGTATGAATCCTCCTACAACTGGTCATGAAAAATTAATGAATGAGTTGTCAAAAAAATCTGGTAAGAATCCTTATAGGGTTTACTTATCACAATCAACAGATAAAAAGAAAAATCCATTGGATTTTAAATATAAAGTTAAGACTGTTCGCAAGTTCTTTCCTAAGCATGCAAGAAGTGTAATGCTTAATAAGAAAGTTAAAAATATTTTTGACGCAGTCACTGAAATTTATAATGACGGATTTAAAAATATTACAATGGTTGTTGGATCAGACAGAGTAAATGAATTCAACACACTATTAAAAAAATATAATGGAACTAAAGGCCGACATGGTCTTTATAATTTCAATAAAATCAATGTAATTTCAGCCGGAGACAGAGACCCCGATGCAGACGATGTTAGTGGAATGTCAGCATCTAAGATGAGATCACTCGCAAATGAAGGAGACTTCACACAATTCTCACAGGGGCTGCCACGGAATGTATCAAATTCAGACGCAAAGAAAGTATATAATGAAGTAAGAAAAGGTATGGGACTCAAAGAGCAAAAAGAGTATTTTAATAAGTTACATTTCGAGCCTGTCTCTGAGAAAAGAGAGGCATATGTTAAAGGAACTTTGTATAATATTGGTGATCGTGTTGCAATTGTGGGCAGTGACGAACTCGGTAGTGTTACCAGTCTTGGAACTAATTATGTCATTGTAGAATCCGCAGGTAAGATGTATAGAAAATGGTTGACAGATGTTGAACTAGTAGAAAAGAAAAAAGAAGGAAACCAAAAAGTCAGGCAAGATCCTGATGTTAAGAAAGCGCCGGGAACACAACCAGCACCTTACTATGGTGGACTGTCTAAATCTACTAAGAAGAAAAGACTTTCACATTTTAAAAAGTATTCTAAATACGATGATGATAATCCTGCAGCTTATAAAAAAGCTCCAGGCGATGCTACTGCAAAAACAAAACCAAGTAAACACACATTAAAGTATAAAAGAATGTATGGTGAAGATGCTGTGGAAATAGCAAAGAAAAAAATAGAACGCGAAAAGATGGTCGATAAAATGAAACATGCTCGAATGTTGGACCGCGCTAAAGTAAGAAAAATTAAAAACAGGAGTAAAGCGGATGCTTAAATTTTCAACTTATGAACAAGCTTTCGATGAGTTATTAGAGAACGAAGGTTTAAAGAAAAAAGCAGCTAAGTCCGGTATATCTTACGGCACATTAAAAAAGGTATACAACAGAGGCATGGCGGCTTGGAGAACAGGTCATAGACCAGGGACTACACCACAACAGTGGGGAATGGCAAGAGTCAATTCTTATATCACAAAAGGTAAAGGTACTTATCATGGTGCTGATAAAGATTTAAGAGATAATGTTCAAAGAGAAGCTACTGTAAAAGAAATATCTAAAAATCTTGCAAAGAGTTATATTGGTAAAGCTTCAAGAGATGTTTATCATAAAGGACAACAACAAGGCACAGCAAATGCAATAAGCCGTCTTGGTGGACCAGATCAAGATTATAAGAAAAGTGCAGAACGTAAAGCAGCAAAACGAGTTGCTGGTATTGATAAAGCTACAAATAGACTTATGAAAAAGGAAGCAAAACGTGTTGTACACAGTGATAAACCAGATAGTTTGAAATCTATAAAGGTTATAACGCCTAAGACTAAAAAGAATGAAGCGATGTCTGATGCAGAAAAAGCAGCACATCAAAAAGCAATTGATGCCTTTAAAGCTAAAGGCGGTAAGATTAAAAAGTTAGCGCCAGGGTACGCACAAGGTTATCATGGTAAATCTGATCCTGGTGCAGGAATCAAAGGCATGATTTCAAAGGATGACACCAGTCAATTTGGAACTAAGAAAAAAGTTGGGAGTATGAAATGAGCTTAAGAGACGCAATCACCAAAGTTCTAACTGAAGAAAAAACAGAAGAACTTGAAGAAGCTACTAACATGTTTACTGATGACAGAGTTGGTTTTCAAATTGATAGATTTGCTGGAAAGGGTGGACATACTTTTCAAATTAACTATGGAAGAGGCAAAGGCAAGTTTATACAAATTCCAAAAGATGATATGAAACGTGTCATTGCTCAAATGACAAAAGCAATGAACGCAAAGTAGGAGATACCAATGAAAGATTTTTTTCAATTAAGAGAAAGTATGATAAACGAAGATCAGGCTTATCATAAAGCAGCAATAAAACATCATGAATATCATTCCGCAAGTCATGATACTGAAGTAAGAAATACTGATGAAGATGATCATGATGATCATGAAGAACATATGTCAGATCACGATCATGCAATGATACAGCATGATAATGCTAGTGATGCGCATAAAGCTGCTCATGATGCTCATAAAAAGCACGGCGGAGATTCTCCACAATATAAAGCTGCTGCTAAAAAAGCTCATGCTGCATCAAAAGAAGCACACGCAGATACTCCAACTTTTCATGCTATTGATAAGCCAACACAATCAAAATTTAAACTAAAGAAGACACACTGATGCCACTAGATCCAAAAGACGGAATAGGTTCTTACATTAAAGACTTTAAAAAGTCTAAGGCTCCTCAGTTTAAAGGTAAGAGCGATAAGAAAAAAAGAGATATGGCTATTGCTGCTTATCTTGATGCTAAACGTGGACCACAAGAATCTAAGCTTGCAGGTAGTTCATTAAAACTATTTGGTCAAAAGAATAGATCGTTTAGTGAGCTATCTATGAGATTAAAAACTAAGGCGAAGGTTCAAAGAGCTTTAGTTGGTCCTAGTAAAAAAGCAAAACCTGATTGGATGAGAGATACTGGAAAAGGAGCAAAGGAATTAGATAAAAAGACAAAAGGAATAATTGCTCTTAAGAAAAAAGATCAAACTAAAATGTCATTAGCCAAGAAAGCTTTAGGCGTTAAGGAAGATACGAGCTTTAAAGTTTCTATTGATGGATTACCAGATCTATACATGAATGATAAAACCCCGGGCGCATTATTACAAAAGCTTCGTAAGATTGTAAAACAACCGTCTTTAATAAAAGATATTGATCGAACTACAAAGAGTAAAGTTAAAAAGGCATATAGAGATAAAGCTCAAGGTAGAGAAGTTAAAGAATACAAATACGATTATGGTACACCTGAATCAGTAAAGCTTATGAAGAAAGTAACACCTGGGCAAAATGAAGGATCAGAAACTTGGGAAGCTGGATATAAAAGAAGAGTTGTAAAGACAAAAAAACCAGAGCATAAAGAAAAAGGATACAACTGGAGAATTAAAGGTAAAGATAGACCAGATATTTCTATTAAGTTATATAAAGAAAAGCCGGGACAGGCTGAATTTAACAAGCAAATGAAAAGGGTAGCAGGTCATGAATTTGGATAGTTTTAAAAAGTTTTTAGAAGAAAAAGATCCTAGGCTTAAAAGAGCTGGAGTTTCAGGATTCAATAAGGCTAAACGAACACCAAGTCATCCTACTAGTAGTCATATTGTTGTTGCTAAACAAGGTGATAAAGTTAAGACAATTAGGTTTGGTCAACAAGGTGCAGAAACTGCAGGAGCTCCTAAGAAAGGAGAGTCTGATAGAATGAAAGCAAAACGTAAATCGTTTAAAGCAAGACATGGTAAGAATATTGCAAAAGGTAAAATGTCAGCGGCATATTGGGCAGACAAGGAGAAATGGTAATGATAAAAAACTGGATAAAAGAAAGAACTAAAGAGAGAACAAGCTTAGACGGTGCAGTTTGCATTGCTCTTGGTCTTATGATATTATTTTTATCTCCATTGGCTAAGATTGCAGCAGGTTTAGCAATTGCTTATGGCGTATGGACTATTTGGAAGAGTGAGTAATGGCTAAAAAATTTGCTACAATATCAATACATGATCTTTTAGGGAGACCGAAACGCGGCACTTCTATTGGCCGTAAACCGATATCCTCAACTATGAATAAAAACAAAAGAAGAAGTTTTAAAAAATACAGAGGTCAGGGTAAATAGATGGTACAAAATGAAACTAATGAAACACGGCTTAATAGAATAGAGCAAAAGATTGATAAGCTAGCAGATGCTATGATATCTTTAGCAAGAGCAGAAGAGAAGATAGTAGCACTTCAAGTAGATCATGACAACATGAGAGATAGAATGAATAAGCTCTCTGTAAAATTAGATGAGATTCAACAATCTGTTGACAAAAATGCTCATACAGTGAGCATTATAAATAAAGTAGTATATGCTGCAATGGTTGCAGCGGTAGGTGCTTATGTAGCACACATGTGGATGTAAAGGAGAACACACAATGGAAGAAAGTTTCAAGTATCATATACCTGAAGACATTCCAGCAAATGAAAGAACAGCCTTTCATGGCGCAGCAGCCGCAGCAGCTAAGGCCGGAAAGAAGAATTTTAATTTTGCTGGTAAAACACACCCAGTAACTATGAAAAAAGATACAGCTAAAGCAATAGCAGATCAAAAAGAATCAGTTGAATCAGTTAACGAAAGCTTTAGTTATCATAATGCCATGGCAAAGGCTCATGCTAGTCACGCTATGCGTCATGATTCCGAATTTCGTCATGGAAATCATAATGCTGATGATGAAGATATGCACGGTCGCGCTATCGATATTCATAAACAAGCACATGCTGCTCATATACAAGCTCGCAATTTATCTTCTTATGATAGTGAAGGAAAATATAAGAAAGCTGCTAAAGATGCTAATTCATTAAGTCAGACAGCTATTGGAACAACTAAAGACGCCGGAAAATTTAAGACAGGTAAACCTAAGCATAGTTTTCCGAAGCTAGTGTCGCACACTAAACTCGCTAAGGAGAGCACAATGTCTTTTAGAGAAAAGTTAATGTCATTATATGAAAGTGACAGAGCTAAACATTATAAGAGTGCTGCAGCTGCAGAGCCAATGGATAATAATCTTAAAGGCGCAGGTGCAAAGAAAATGAAATCAGACATTCAAGGTAATGCTGCTGACATTGACTTAGAGAAAAAGTCTCATGACGATGCTGCAAAAGCAGGTAGAGCAGGACCAAGCATGAAAGCTCGAAGTAATGATAACAAAAAAGGTGATAAGAAAATAATTAATCCACCTACTGACGAGACTAAAAAAGGTCAAGGACCTAAAGTAGCAACTGAATCTTATGGTGTATCAGGTAACACAGTATCAAAAGGTTTACTTGATGCAGTAGCAGTGGTTGAAGATATGGACAAGAAGATGACAGTTGATATCGATCATGACACAGGTACAGCTGGTTCTCACGAAAAGAAACATGGTATTACTTTGAAAAAAAGTAAAAACTATGACAATACGCGAGGAATGATGGGAACTTATGCTACAGGTAAGAAAAGAGACTTACAAAAATATTTAAAGAAGCATTATGATGGGGATCATAAAACTATGCATCCTGAAGTTTACAAATAAAGGGAAATAATATGGCTATATCACCACCAAATTTTCAAAAGGATGCAATACCAACTCCACAAGGTTGGAGACATCCTAGAACTGGAGAGCTTTTAGTTTCTAGAAAAATATCTGAAGAAGCAATTGCAGAATATTTTGGAGGAGGAACATCTGAACCAGAGATGCTTACTGAATCTCCTACAAATTTTCAAGAAGCAAAGGCAGAACTTATGACTGATGATACTCTTCCTAGTGAATATGAATCAATGACTAAGAAAGAACTTGAAGCTCTTGGTAGAGAAAATGGTATTGAACTTGACAAAAGGAAAAATAAAGCGGCATTAATTGAAGAATTGAAAGAAGCTCTTTAAAAATTTAATATATAATTTTGTAATGATTTTTAAAGAACTAACTGAAAAGAACTTATTCTTGTATGCAGCTAAGCATTATAAGAATCCGAAGTTCGCTGACATTGATGAGTTTTATGAAGACTTAAAGAGATTTAAGTATATAAAACGATTACTTAATCGTTATCTCGAAACAGATGATTTAGCTGAGAGATTATTACTAAATCACTTCATAGTTATTTTTAATATGTTTGGTACTGAAGCTGCTCTTGAAATATTAGAGCTTAAACTTGAAGATAGACATTGGCCTATAGTAAAACCATTTTTAATATTTTTGAATTATATTAAAAATGATCAATACACAGGCATTACTATGGATCCAAATGTTGTTGACATATTAAGGAAGATTTAATGGGTATACTAAAAGGAGCAGTTGACACCGTTTATGCATTTCGATTCATAAGAATGATGGTGATGGATTGGAAAAGTTGGGATGCATATAAAGAAGGTGTTATAGATGAAAACGGAAAGAGAAACAGGAACGTGAAACTTGACACTGATAGCAAAAAGTCTTCTTATACTCCTTTCGTTCGCCTTGTGGCTAACATCAAAAGGCTCGTTGCAAAAATTCCAGGAGGTGGAAGTAAACTCGGATCTTTTGCGTCAGCGCTTTATCTCGTTAAAGAAAAAGCAAATCTCAGCGAAAAAGGATTAAAAACAATTTGTGAAAAATGTGATATTGAAGTATTAGATTTTTTAAATGAGAAGAATGAATGGTTCTTATTAGAAAATAAACAATTATCACCGGGAGTTTATAGAGTTAATAATTCTAAGTTACTTAATAAATCATGTAGCGAATTAGTTTGGGCTAAAGACCAAATTAGAATTAAAGATGATTGTTTTCCAGTAGGAGATGTATTTGGAGTTGATATATATGAAGCAACTCATATTAGAACAGACCAAGAAATATATGTAACCGCAAGCGAGTTAATAAGATGAGAATTGCTGGTAGACAAAAAGGAAGTAAAGTTAAACCGTATACACATGTTGTAGTTCAACCTAGCGCACCTAAATCTCGTTACACATTTAGTTATCATAGTTCAGAAGATAAAGCAAGAGCAGCAGCAAAAAAATATGAAAGAATGGTAGGTAATCCTTTACGTGTAGTAAAACAATCTGGTAAAAGCGCAAATACAGATGTTATGGAAGAGGTTAACATGCAAAAAGAATCAATAGAAGAAAAGTCAAAAGGCCTTTGGCACAACATTCATATGAGAAGAAAATCTGGTAAACGTATGCGTAAAAAAGGTGAGAAAGGTGCACCTACAGCAGACGCATTAAGATCTGCACAAGCCGCAAGTGAAGAGATGACAACCACTGCATCTATACCAAATCCTGCAACAACGGCAATGGGACCTAGACTCAAAACCACAACTATGCACGATAAGCGTAGAAAAAAAGATCAGTTTCCAGTACTACTTAAAAGATTTAGAAAATACATAGAAGATAAGTATGCTTAGGTTATACGTTCTTATATTTGTTATCGGCATGATCGGTGTTGTTGGTTATGGCGCAAAGTATTACTATGATACTACTCAAAATAAAATAGCAGTTCTTACAAAAAACAATGCTACACTTAAAGTAGCAGTTGAAACATCTGAAAAAAGTATTGGCGAGCTAAAAGCTAATATTACAAAGATGGCTAATTTAAATAAAGCATTACAACAAGACTTACAAAAAGCTGAAGCATACCGTGATGAATTAAGATCTAAGTTGAGTAAATTAAATTTAGTAGTTGAAGCTCTTAAAGATTCAAAAGTTTTAGAAGGAAAGATGAATGGCGCAAGTTATAAATTGTGGCAAGGGATTATGGAAGAAACTGGTAATACTAATAAGTCTGATAAGCCTAGCTGGTTGCAGCGGCCTGAGCAGGCTGGTTCCGGAACCGGAAATAAAGACGGTGACGAAGATAGAACAGATAAAGATACCAGTAGTAGCGAGACCAAAACCACTCCAACTCAATAATACTCGAGTATTCGTAGTCACAAAAGATAATTACGAAGAGTTTGTAAAAGATTTTAAAGAAGTCTACGGCGATCTTGCTTATGTTGCATTAAGCATGAAAGATTACGAGAACTTAGCAATAAATATTGCAGAAATGCGAAGGTACTTGAATCAACAGAAAGAAATAATTGTTTATTATGAAAAAGCTGTAAAACCTAAAGAGGAGAAACAATAATGGAATTCATAATAGATCAACTTGTCACATGGTGGCAATTTACTGTAGTTGGAGTGTTAATTATTATTGGATTTATAATCAATATGTTTGGTATTGATTGCGATGATGTTATTATTGGATTTGAATATAAAGAAATGCCGAAACTAAAACCTATAGCGATACCAACAGCAGGAAAGGGCTTTTGGGGTGCAATATGGATGTGGCTAATGGGTACGCGTAATTGGGAAGTTGCAGAAGATTGGGAATTTAGAATTGAAGGAGATTGGTATGTCATTCCAGCAGGATTTACATTTGACGGTGCATCTATTCCAAAATTCTTACATACATGGTTATCACCTACAGGTGTATTGTTAATGGGTGGATTAGTACATGACTTTGCATATAAGTATGAAACGTTATTGAAAAAAAGTAAAAAGAAAACTATAGGTACTATTACACAAAAGAAAGCAGATCTAATATTTCGTGATATAAACATTGAGCAAAATGGATTTCACTTATTAAATTACCTTGCTTATTGGGCTTTAAGAATAGGTGGATTTGTTGCCTGGAATGGTCACAGAAAAGTAAATGCAAAAATCATTTAATTGAAAAATATATTTTAAAATAGTGGTGAATAAGTCCTTTACAAAAACTGTTTTTTAATATATAATAGATACAATAATCAAAAAAGTAAGAGGTAAAAATGCAACAGTTTGTTGACACAAGGGATTTTTTGTCTCAAACAAAGTTTTATGAAGGTTACTCTCGTTTTATAGAAGACGAGGGAAGATATGAAACTTGGGATGAGGCAGTAGATCGTGTAATTGAAATGCACGATAAAAACTATATGAATAGCAATAATGAGTTATCAGAGTATTTAGAAGAAGCAAGAAAAGCATATAAAGAGAAAAGAGTTCTTGGAGCACAGCGTGCTCTCCAGTTTGGAGGAGAGCAATTAATGAAACATCAGATGAGAATGTATAATTGTACTTCCTCTTATGTCAATAGACCAGAATTTTTTGGTGAAGTGTTTTACATTTTATTATGTGGTGCTGGTGCTGGATTCTCTGTACAAAAACATCATATTAAAAAATTGCCAAAAATTCAAAATAGAACTAAACAAGCAAAGGGATATATTGTCGAAGATTCTATTGAAGGATGGGCATCAGCTCTCGACGTGTTGATGTCATCATTCTTTGTAGGCGGTGGAAAACACCCAGACTATGAAGGCCGTAGAGTATTCTTCGACTTATCGCAAATAAGACCAAAAGGTGCATTGATATCAGGAGGATTTAAAGCACCTGGTCCAGAAGGACTTCGAAGGTCCTTAGACAAAATAGAACATTTACTTCAAGGTATTGTAATAGATTCCAAAGATCCAATTGACCTTAAACCTATAAACGCATATGATATCACGATGCATGCAGCTGATGCTGTATTATCTGGTGGTGTAAGAAGATCAGCAACAATATGCTTATTTTCGCCTGATGATGAAGAAATGATGAATGCTAAAACAGGCAATTGGTTTATGGATAATCCTCAAAGAGGCAGATCTAATAATTCTGCAGTTATTGTGAGAGATGAAACTACACCAGAACAATTTGGCAAGATTATGGAATCTGTCAAACAATTTGGTGAGCCAGGATTCGTGTTCGTTGAATCAAAAGAGCATACAACTAATCCATGTGTTGAGATTGGAATGTATCCTCAAATTAATAAAAAGTCAGGTTGGCAAGGATGTAACCTAACTGAGATCAACGGAGGCAAATGCAATACCGAGGAAGACTTTTATAAGGCATGCCGAGCAGCGTCTATCCTCGGTACCCTACAGGCTGGGTACACAGACTTCAAGTTTTTAACAGATACTTCAAAACTTATTTTTGATAGAGAAGCTTTACTTGGAGTTTCAATTACAGGATGGATGAATAATCCTAAAATACTTTTCAATGCAAAGATCCTTGAAAAAGGAGCTCAAATTGTTAAGGAAGTAAATCGTGAGGTTTCTAAAATAATAGGTATTAATGCAGCTGCAAGGACAACTTGTGTAAAACCAAGTGGAAATGCATCAGTATTATTACAAACAGCCTCAGGCATACACGCTGAACATTCTGATATGTATATTAGAAACGTTCAAATGAATAAAGAATCTGAAATAACACAAGCGATCATGAAGACTAATCCATACATGGTTGAAGAATCAGTATGGTCTGCAGGTGGAACAGATGTTGTTGTTTCATTTCCTATCTTACCTAATGAAGGTTCGATGTATAAAGATGATTTATTAGGAATTAAACATTTAGAACTTGTAAAGAAAGCTCAAAAGTATTGGGTTGAAGCAGGAACTAATGAAGATCTTTGTGCAGACAAAGGTATAAGACATAACGTCTCGAATACTATTATTGTTGATGATTGGGATGAAGTTGAAAAATATGTTTTTGAAAACAGACATTCGTTTGCAGGAATATCTTTCCTAGCAATGTCTGGAGATAAAGACTACAATCAAGCACCTAACACTGCAGTGATAACCGCAGATAAGATGGTTGATAAATATGGTAATGCAGCGGTCTTTGCTTCAGGTATGGTAGTTGATGCACTTAAATGTTTTAATAACTTATGGGATGCATGCGCAACAGCAAAAGGTTTTGGAGATGATATATCTTTAGAGTCTTCTGAGAATGCGCTTAAAAATGATTGGATAAGAAGATTTAACAAGTTTGCAGATAACTACTTAGGATCTGATACTGTTTTAGCAGAGCATTGTTTAAAGGACGCTTACTTATTACATAAGTGGAATAAGATACAATCTACACTTAAAACTATAGATTGGAAAGAAGATATAACAGAGAAGAAGTATACCGATGTTGATACACTCGCTGCAGCCGCATGCGCAGGTGGCGCCTGTGAAATCGACTTCTAATATTATTTCACCTTGTGTTAAAATATGTAAAGTCGAAAATGATACTTGTATAGGTTGTGGAAGAACCACTCACGAAATTGCAGAGTGGTTCAAAGCATCTGACAAAAGAAAGAGAGAGATCATTGAAGGATTACGAAATAGAATGCGAAGAGTGTGATGAAGCAACATATGTAGCATCATACCAAAAACCTATTTTTTGTCCGATATGTGGAAGAAGAGTAGAAGCAGAAGAAGTTGAAAACGCTGAATAAATAACATTATGTGGTATTATAATGATAAGGTGTTTGAAACTACTCCAGAGGAGTACCAAGGTTTTGTTTACGTCATCACAGAGTTGGATACAGGCAAGAAGTATATTGGAAAGAAAAACTTCTGGAAACCTAAAACTTTACCCATCACTAAAACACGTAAGAGAAGAGTACGAACACGTATCGAATCTGATTGGAGAGAATATTATGGTTCGTCCAATGAAGTACGCAGGCTTGTGGAAGAATTTGGATCTGACCGATTTACCAGAGAAATATTAAAACTCTGTAAGACAAAAGGTGAAATGTCTTATTACGAAGCAAAGCTTCAATTCGATAATGATGTGTTATTTAGAGATGACTACTACAACAATTTTATAGGTTGTAGAATCCATGCAAAACATTTAACAAGTTAATAACTATTTTTCAAATAAGTGAAAAAAACGGTTTACATTCCCTAATTTATGTGGTATAATAGTACTATAAAATAAAAAATTAAGGAGTTGAAATCATGAAAAATTTATCAAATTTAATTAAAGATCTCACAAAACAATCAAAGTCCAAATGGGCCATCAAAGAAGATATGGCTGATATGTACAAACAAGATGCTTTAGATACTGAAGTCGTTCTTATGTCGATCCTTTCTGGTAGATATAAGTGGGCTGATGAAAAGCTTTCAATGATGGATACTCTTCCAAGAGATAATGCTGTAATAGCCATTGTTGAAGATAAGGGTAACGAATGGGCTAAAGCCAATATTGGCTGGAGTGTTAATTAATAGGAGATAATATGTCTAATAAAAAATCTAATGTAGTAAACTTTGAAAAAGCTAAGTTGAAAAAATTTAATGACGAAAATGAAATAGTATTTACTGTTGAAGATAAAGATTATGAACTTGGTGAAATGGTTCATCAATCTCATAATGATAACGGTATAGAATTTGTATTTAAGTTGGAGGAAGTTGAAGATGACGAGCCAAGCATTCACTGAAGTTGATTTGTTGAAGAAGCAGATAGCTGAAGAAGTAAAAGAAAAATATGCTTTATATAAAAGAATTAAAGAGTTGACTGAAGAGCTTGAAGAAGCTAAGAATAAAAATATTTTTAACTGGAAAAATAATTAATATGTTAATCACTTTTTTTAAATTAAATGCATTTTTTCCTTTACAAAGGCAAAAAAATAGTGTATAATATTATTATAAAATTGAAAAGGGAGTTTAAATAATGACATAGCGAAAGTAACCGACAGGGCGTACCGATGGAGAAGTTGCATTAGGCAGAAGCAGAAGGGCGTCGGGGTTTACAGGTGTGGCACTACCCAGGGAACCAGAGTCGGAGTATAAAACGTTCCCCTTATCTTCCGCGGAGGGGTATACCTATGGAAGATAAGGATGTGTTAGAGAGCCCCTCCAACGAATTTTAACTAATTGGAGAGAGAGCAAATGCCGAGTCCATCAGAGATACAATCAATGCTTCCACTATTTTTTCAACTCCTCTTCTTCGCAGTAGCTGGAGCATTGATTGTAGGCGTATTCTTTTCCATAGTTGG